GTTGTTACTGATACTGTTCCTTTCTTTAAAGTTAAGGTTAAAGGATTAGTTGATAAATTATTAGTATTTACAAAAAAAGTAATATTTGCCCTAGCAGATGTTTTTGATCGTGGAAGATAACCAATTTCTTTGGCTCTGGAAACGACATTCTCTCTTAAGGTTGCACTGTCAAGAAAGACTTCGTTTGCAATTGCACTTGCATTATAAGAGTTTATGTAAGTATTATAAGCAAGAGTGTTAATGAGGATTGTAAAGTTTGAGCCCTCAAAATCATAATCAGTAAAATCTGAATTCGCCCTGAGATAATCTCTTATGGAAGTTTTAATTTGATCGAAATCTAGATTAGTAAACTGAGTAAGAGACATTATCTTGCTGATACTAGGGCTATGTTTAATTGTTGTGGGGGTACGTCAATACCTATAATTTCATAAACAAGAGATACGTTAAATTCATTATCATCATAATTAGAAATTATATTGACACTTATTACATTTATTCTGGGTTCATTTGTTAAAACTCCTCTTATTTCAGTTTCAAGAGCAGTTGCGGTAAAGGCGTCCATATTCTCAAAAAGTAGCCTATTAACAGAACTTCCGATTGTAGAATATGGAACCTCTCCGGTCAAAGTAAAAATTAAATTACGAATAGATCTGGCAATAGCAGTTTCATTCTTTATGGCAATCGCATCGCTGTTTAGCGGATTGATTTTAAAAGTACCACTTATATCCTTAAACTGGTTGCTGATCCTTATTGTCATATTTTTATTAATTGATTGGTGTTAGTGATTCTAGTCCGTAGTCCCAAGAGTCAAATAGTTCATTTTCTACTGGTTCTTGTTCTTTTTTAAATTTTTCATCAGTAACTTCTCTTAGAAGTTTTTTCTTTTCGGGCTTATAGTCGGTTACCAGTTGAGTGGTTCCCCACATTTCTCTCATGTAATTTACGTCTCGGTCAGTCATTTTTATTCTCCTTATTTTAGGGTAGGAGAAACTTTTTAGGTGGTTTCTGAATCACCAGTGTTATTTAGTTTAATATATAAATCCTTTTATGTAAAAACAAAAAAAAATGGATGAACTTTTAGAGGCTTATTTAGGGATTTACGAAGAAAGTGAATTTAGATTCAACCCCGAAAGAAGCGGCCCTAAACCAAGCGTAAAGCCAAAATCAAGAGAAAGAGATATTGGTAAGCATGATGATTGGAGAGATTCCCCGCCAGAACAGTGGGGTGAGCGGCCACCAGCAGCCTTAAAATTACGCCGTAGGGCCAAGGCAGTTACTGACACCCAAAGAAGAGAAGATCAAGAAGTTAAACTAAGAAAAGAGGAACTAGAATATATTCTTGATATTCTAGTTTACGAAGGTTATGTTGATGATTACGATTCGGCTGCCGGTATTTTAGAGGCTATGAGTGAGGAATGGGTAAAGAATGTTCTTATGGAAAGAAGGCGAGCCGAAAAAGGAATTCCCCGTAAACCAAGAAATCTTGCATTTGAACTTGTAGCAAAGAAAATGGGGTCTGGTAGGGCAGGAGTTCAACCAAGAGGGGTTAAAAAGGTTCCAGGGCAAAAACCACCAAAGGCCGGTGAATATGGTTCGGAAAGAAGATCTCCAGAACAAATTATTACTGATATAAGAAGAAGAACAGCCGAAGCAGAACGACTGATGCATTCTAGGTTTGATTAATTTTTATGAAAACTTATAAGCAATTTATTCTTGAAGCTAGACCCCCAAAATCTGATGCGGCCGAAACAATAGCCAAAAATTTAGAGAGAAAGCATAAAGGGAATTTAATTTTTAAAGTATCAACAACACCCAGCGGGGTGGTAGTACACAACTTATACGCTAAGAATAAGGGTGAAGGAACTGGAACTACATCAATGAATACCTTACATAAATTTGCTGATAGACATGGAAAATCAGTCAGACTAACTCAATCACCAGAACCCGGAAAGGAAAGGGATCTGCGAAGATTTTACAGACGATTAGGATATAAACCAGTTGATGAATTAGATGGCCCATATATAAGAACTCCACGATGAAAACTTATAAGCAGTTTATGCTAGAAGCGGCTCCTCAAACATTGAAATATGTAAGAATGTATCATGGAACCCCAGCAGCCGATAAAATAGAGAAAAAAGGATTTAATACTTCAGAAGTTCATGCCTCGACATCAAGAGACATCGCAAAATCTTTTGGAAGCAGACATGGAGAAGACCCAACGACTATATCATTTAGAGTTCCAAAAAAAGATATCAAAGATGCTCCTCCAGCAAAGGTAGTAAAAACAACTGGACAAAGAGGAATTGATGATTGGGGAAGAGAACATTATTCAACAGTAATGGATCCTGATTATGCAAAAAAGCATATATCAAAAGAAAAAGAGGGTGTAATTGATGCCCCAAAAGTTGGTAAAGGTTTTCAGAAGAAATATTTCAAAGAAAATCCAAATAGTCGGTTTAAACCGAGGAATAAAATTAGACCAAGAAGAAAATGAAAACTTATAAACAGTTTATAATAGAAAGTACAAGAAGAAGGGGGGAAAGATATGATTCGTCTCAGGGATTTGACTATTATAGTAAAAACCCGAACCTTTCAATAAAAAGAAAAAGAAGTGGGATGCAGACCTCAATAACGGACAAGACTTCCGGGGTCACTTTTAAAATTGGGCATGGTGATCCAAAGTACTCAAAATATACCGATCCAGATTTACAGAACACGATCCATTCAAACAAACCTACCCATGAAATATCTTGGTCACACTCTAAAAGTAGAGAAGAATTAACCCCGGCCCAAAGATTCGGAATGGCCAGGGCCGCATTGAGAACTTATAAAAATGAAATTCAACCTAGAATTCCTTCTGGCCATATTGTTTCTAGCGTACCACAATCAAATCCGTCTCCAATAAACCCTGATAAAAATACTAGGTCAAGAGCCGCCGAAAGAGCGGATTTTGGGAAAAGAGGCCCAACAAAATCAAAGCAATATAGTGTAAAAATAGGAAATAGATTTTTACCGATAAATAACCTATAAAAACTTATAAGCAATTTATAAATTCATAGTATTTTCTAAATACTAAAAAACTAGTCGATTAATATATGAAAACATACAAACAGTTCATTATTGAGGCTAGACATGGCCCTAGAAACAAGAAAGAACAAAGAGCCGAAAGAGGGAGAAATCTTTCTAAGATTTTACAAAGAAGATTAGGAACCAGGGCCAGCATAAGAGGTGGAACACAAGAATACACACATTCAACCTCAGATCCAGATGATGTATCAACTGAAGTAAGAGTTTATAAGAATCCGGCTCATTATGCAGCAACAAGTGTACCTAAAGTAGAATTAGTTGGAGATAAAAAAATAGTTCATTCTAGTGCTACTAGAGCATTCAAGGCGAAACAACTTTTAAAACAAATAACCAGAAATAGAAGAAACCCACGGGGACAAGTGGCAACCATAGATTTTACTCCAAATTTAGAAAGAGATCATGGCGACACAGAAAATATCAAACAGCGCACTAAAAATTTAAAGGCTGCTGCAATAAATGCTCCAGAAGTCCTCAAGGCAGCTGGGGTAAAGCCAGGGGCAACCATTGTAGCCAGACCAGGCCAAACACAAAGAGGTGGCCCAGACCAAGCCGGAGTGAGGTCTAGAGCCAGACTTTATTCTAAAATCCACCCTGGATTATCAAAAGTTTCTAATATCACTGGAAGAATGACATTAAAAGTACCTAAACCACAATGAACTAACCGGAAATTCCAGATAGTTCATCATTTAAGATGCAAATCCACTTCCAATGGCTCTTCTTATTGAATTGATAGCCTGAGTACGTAATGATCTCCTTCTTTCGCCGCGCTTAAGTAATGCTTGTTTTCTTGATTCGATACTAGGTTCATCAGGAGGTGTTGGAGCAACCCCTTCTCTTTTACGCCTTTGCATTTTCTCATATTTTCCCTGTTCGGGGGAAAGTTGTGCCCACCGTCTTTCTTCAGGTGAGGTTCCTGGTCGTGGTTTTCTTATATTTCTTTCTCCTCTATGGGCGTATTGTCGTTGAGGTCGTAGATTACTAGTATCTATTTGCCCCCTGTAAGTACGGCGGGGTCTTGGCTCGACTTCAGGATGAGTGTCCCTGTCTAAGAATGCATAGTTTCTTCTGTTTGATTTTGATCTTGCAATATCTTTTGTTGAACTATATCCAGGTAATTCTTTTTCTGATTGTTTAAATCTTTTTGCCCTATATTCGTCTACCTTGTTTGCTTCTAAAATGATATCGAGCCATTCGTCACTCATGGCCTCTAGAATATAAAATGCCGATTTTTCATCCGGGGCGAAACTATTTTCAATAAGATATCTTATAACGTCCATGTCTTTAGGTATAAAAAACTATTTATCCCCAACAATTTCTTTATAATAATCGTCTGACCAATAAGAATAATATTCGGTCTTTTTTAATATGTTTCTAAATTTATGTAATTTTTCTTTTGGCTGACCCAAAATTAAATTATACTTCCCGTTATTAGTTTGCACCCCACCAATAAAGGTATCATAAGTCGCACAGTCTTCAAAGAATAGCCAATCTTTATATTTGTTATTATAAAAATCTACCCACCAATTGATTGTTTCTAAATCATCTTCTTCTAAAACGTATATTACAACATCACAACCATCTATTGGATAAATTCGATCAATATCTATTTCTAAAATTTCATATTTGGCCTTATTGGCAAAAGGACATATGGAAAAGCCCCCGAGTTCTGGGCGAACCACGGAGACTTCCTTAATCCAATTTTGAATATCAGCCTTTACCTTGTCCTCTGTAGGCTTTCTTGGCCCCATTTCTTGATGATGCTGCATATTTGGTGTTTCTTCCATTACCCTGCCGACTTTTTTTCTCTACCGGTTTGATTTCTTGTGAATTTTTATTTTTCATTGTTTAGACCTCCTCAATTTCAATTTCGTTTTCATCAATGTTTTCATTAAGTGCCAGTTCAAGAAGAATCTTATTGATTTCTTCATCCGGCACATTATTAAAAATTATTCTATTTTTGTAAAGGACATTTATCATATTTAGATTTTGTTATTTTTATGATGTCTTTATGAGCCGGTTGTTTGTTGTTTATTACATTATAACAGCCAGCGGAATTATAATTCCTTTCATTACAAAACTTTCTTAAATTAGAAATTGTCTCAACCCGCCCGTCACTAAAAGTTATTTCATAATCGTTACATTTAAACAAACCATCCTCTACTGCTTTTTTAGTGTTTCCAGAAAGGGTGATCCATTGTAAATTAGACGGATGACTATTTGTCTTATCATTATTAATATGATCCACAGTATCAAAATTTTCTGGATCGGGATTTTCGACCAATTGCTTTGCAACTAGACGATGTAGCTTTTGGACAATTTTCTTCTCACCTGGGAGTTTCATATTAACCTGAGGGTAACCAGTGACATGAATGTGTTGGATAGTTTCTCTTACAAAATTTTCGCATAAAAACATTCCCTCTTTTTCTTTTTTCCACTTACTGAAGATTCTTACATGGGTATTAGCATCGTCTTTTTTATAGACAACGTAATAACCAGGCCAATCATCTAGTTCTACAATATCAAAACCCGTTAGATCAAATTTCTTTTCGAGAACCCCTCTACTTTTTCCTTTAATTTCTCGATCAATTTCTTCAAAAGAAATCAGACCATTATATTCACTGATTTCTCCTTTACGGAGTTGATATAAAATGTGCTCTGGGATATTTTTCTTTTTAAGGAAATCAAGAAAGCCAGTTACAACTTCTGTGGTTTCGTCCGTATAAGTGGCAAGGAATCTTTTAATCCGACCCTTTGCCCGATTTATGTTCGCAGCAAAAACAGTGTATTCTTCCTTTGACGCCCATTTTAGATTAGACGGGTGGCAATTATAAATGCTTCCGTCTTTATGGATTACCCTTTGGTGATTATGGGGATTAGAAATTAAATAGGATGCAACCAGGGTATCAAGATATAGTCTTTCTTTTTTACCCATGGTTGCAATTGTCACGTACAGGCGATCTCTATCGTCGGCGGATTTTAGAGGGCGACTATAAGTTTCGTCAATAACTGCCGGTGTTTTGCCAGTCTTTCGCCAGTTACTATTAACGGTTACTGGAACGAATGGATCTTCTGGGTCGTAAGAGAAATAGTAGCCAGCGTGTTCTTTTATTTTTATTTTCTGTAGTTGTGACATGTTTTAAGTAGTAGTGATGGACCCGTCTTTTATAGCCCAAATCCATCAATTTGTCAATCTCTCTCGCTTTATAGGACACGCAACTTTTCGTGTCCTACCCTAATCCTAGGATCAACTAGAATATCAATACCGAGTTCACGGGCGTCTAACGAAGCACCGACATCTTCCCCGGTATAGTCAACTATGCCATTTTCGAATTCCTGGAGTTTAGGACCCCACCAAGGGTATTTCATATTTTCAAAAACGCCTTTAGAAACCATCATCCAACCACCGCCAATATAATCAACGGAAAAAGGTTTAGACCTTTTGCTGATACTCTCAGACGTTTCATGATTCATAACGCCGCCATTTTTTACAAAATCATCGGCCTCTAACCAATGAGCGCAAGAAGTGGTTCTCCCGTCTTCGGTTAAATAAAATCCGCTAACAATCGGATTAACATCAATACTCAAACGACGAATTCTTTCTCTCCTGACATTAAAATCACTCTTATGCATTTCTGCTAACTCTTCTGTACTGACATCCCATAGAGGATAATCTTCTGCATTAAATTCTTTCTCACTAGGATAATCCTTTACGGCAAGATCACATAATTGCCAAAACTTTTCAGTATTAAAAACAATGTCATTGTCAATCCATAACTGCCAATCATAATCTAATTTACCTTGCCACGGATCTTGCCATGGGCCTTGAGTAACGTTTGCACCTAGTACCTTACAACGAGCAAAATTTACCATAGAAGAATAATCCTGGGAAATTTGAATACTCATCTGATTTTGTACCATGTCAAAACATAACTGTACAAAACTCTTTAAAAAAGTATAAGAGCAATTTCTCCCTGGTAAACAAAAAACGATTTTTTTACCACGCATCTTTGCTTTTACTTTATCGTAATATGCAGAAAGTTTTTGTCTGGCTTCTTCTACTTCTTCTTTATTAGAAGAATGTTGTATAATTTCTTCTAATGTTCTAAAATCTTCTTCTTTATTCCCTTTTGCTTTAACAGTAAAGCCTTTTGCCATGATTCAATGTTCTCCTTATGTAGAATAATATTGGTGATAACCAGTGATATTTATGATGACCCTTTTGGGGTATTTTTTTGGGCGCGGATTTTTTTGATATTTTTGAAACGAATTGGGGTTTTCGTATAAAAATTAGTCCCTTATAAAATTGGCCGATAATTGGTGTGAATTTGGGTTTTTATTTTAAAAGGGTTTATTTTTTATGGGGGGTTTTTATGGTTAGGCCCAGGCTTCGATCATAACACGGCGGCGGCACACTGTCAAGTGCCTGTTACACTTTGTAATAGTATCACGAACTCACCCAACATTCCGTGAGTTCGTGATACTGTGGTGGGGGAGGATTGCGCCTCCCCCAATGTAACTGTCAGGATGCGACAGTTACATTAAATCCTCGTGGATCCCATTTAACTAAGCACCCCATGACGTACCTTACGTCAGTGAACGGTAGCCTATACTCAGGCTGCCTTTCGTATCCGGCAGTATACACTGCCTGGGCGACTATGCGCCGGATGCGCATAGTTGACATTCCCCGGAATGGGGAATGGTTCATCTTCAGCCAGCGGCTGAAGAGGTTGATAGCGTTGGCCTGATCTTGACGATTGATCATGGGAGCAGATCCCGTAACGACCCCCATACAATACACCCACGGCCCCGGCCTGGCAACCCCGAAACGGTAGCAAGCGATACCGTTTCCAGAATCCGTTTGATCAGCCACGCTTATGGGTCGGATCTGCCGTTTGGTATCAGCCGATACAGTTGCCTGGGCCGATCCGTCCTAGGATTGCTTCAGCAATCAAGGGGAGCGGGGGCGCCGCAATGATACAAACCAAGACACCTAACCTGCCATGAAATAATACTATAACGAATAAAAAAATCTTTATCTTATAAAGAATAAAGATTTAGTTGTGGCCCAGAGTATAACTAACCCTGGGCCACGTTTGCATCACTCAGTCACTGTGACTTTAGGGTAGCGAGTTACCCCTACCACGCTCGCGGCTCCAGTCTTAATCGCCGCCTGTTCTTGAGCCTTAGCCAACTCCTTAGCTAGGATGACTTCAGCGGGAAAGCCATAAACCTTCCTCTGACATACTGTGAGCTTAGCGAAAGCTCCAGTGTACCGTTGGATCCCCTCAGCGTCAAGAACTTCCATCAACTCATCCCGGAGTTGATTATACTTCTTTGTAGCCTCATCTTTAGCCTCATGGGCCTGAAGATAGGCGCGGATGATAGCATCGAGCTGAGCGTTGGCCATGGGTCGGTTCCGTTTGGGACCCCCGTATCCTACACCATCGACCGACCCACTGCGCGGTTGATGGCTGTTTGTCACGAAACCCGGACATTCTGGATTCTGTAGCGTGGGATACCGGTTACCAGCCACCGGCTGTGCTAGACTGTATTCAACAAACAGGGGGAGCGGGGGGCCGCTAAGACACAAACCGGGACACCTAACCTGCCATGAAATAATAGTATAAAGAATAAAAAAAGATAAGGCCCGGAGTATAATAAACTCCGGGCCACGGTTTGTTACATCACCAATAGGCCCGCCCAACTATAACGGACTGACAGGAATCTACGATCTTAAGGAGTAAAGAACTCCAGGCAGTTTGGCCTAGTTGACCCTGCCAACCCTTGGCAAGTAGGTCACCCTCCACTCGAACAAACTCGGAGAGAGCATAGTATTCTCCCCGGTACTTAAAGAACATAGCCCGGTCAAACTCCTCCTGTTCCATCCAGTCAAACTCCTTGCGGAATCGCTCCCGCTCGGAGTAGTTAACCTCGCAGGCATAGAAAAGGTGCCTTGATCGGTTGTTGGTCTTGATGGTGAGGCTGGCCATGGGAGGTCTCCCTTTGGAACCCTTAAAGTCTACACCATCGACCGGCCAGCTGCGCGGTTGACGGCTGTTTGTCACGAAACCCGGACATTCTGGATTCTGTAGCGTGGGATACCGGTTACCAGCCACCGGCTGTGCTAGACTGTATTCAACAAACAGGGGGAGCGGGGGGCCGCAACGACAGAAAACTGGACACCTAACCTGCCATGAAATAATACTATAAAAAAATAAAAAAAGTTGTGGCCCAGAGTATAACTAACTCCGGGCCACGGTTTGTGTTACTTAATGACTGGCTGTTTTCTACTCTCCCATCGAGAATAATGCTCCTCGATTACAACCTCCAGCGGTTCATAATCAGTATAATCTGCCGCAATCTCACCAGGATCGCTACCCAAAACTAGCCAAACTGCCACCATTTTGTTATTATGTTGAAGGCGCAATGTTGCCTCGTCTGTTGCAACAATTTCCTCCAAGAACTCAGTCTTGGATACATCCGAACGGCGAATCATCTCCTCGCCGTTATCAACAGAAATGGGCGCAAACCCTGCGCGGCTCAGCGCGTTGAGTAGGGAGCGGACTTCCGGGCGGTAGTCGTTCATGGATCGAATCCTGTTGACTCCCATACAATACAGCACCCAGACGGATCTGGGAAGCCCTTAACGATCAGCGGTGCTTATGGGACTGATAAACAACACTTATGGAAAACCCCTTGACGCTATGGGGCACGGCTGCTATACTATAAACAACAAAGAAAACGAACGCGGGCGGCGTGATGACATAAACCAAGACACTAATCCTGCAAGTTAATAATACTATAAAGAATAAAAAAAAAGATAAAGCCCGGAGTATAATAAACTCCGGGCAGTTGGCTATCACATCCAGTCGATGATGATAACTACACATTGGCCACGGGGCCGAAGTGTAACATAGGACCCACAATCCTGTTTGTCACATTTGGTCCCAGCCCATCCGATTTGCTTCTTGATGTAACGAATCGGGTCCCTATCTACGGGTACATAAACCTGGTGGAAGTTGACCCAACTGTAGTTGGGTTCACCACCGAATGTATCGGTGATCGTTACACGAACCTTACTCATTCTGCCCTGAGCTACCATCAGCTCCGAGAAGTAATCGGTAAACCTGATGCGCTCGCTTCCATCATCTTTGATGGTAACGTAACCCGCCAGCCTGGCGGTAGTGGCGTTGCTGCCACCCTGCGCCTTGATGGCAGTGTGGTGGGCCAGGAGAGCGGAACCGGTGAGCATGGGAGGAATCCCGACGACCCTTAAAGTCTACACCATCGACCGGCCAGCTGCGCGGTTGACGGCTGTTTGTCACGGAACCCGGACATTCTGGATTTTGTAGCGTGGGATACAGGTCACCGGCTAACGGCTGTGCTAGACTGTATTCAACAAACAGGGGGAGCGGGGGGCCGCAACGACAGAAAACTGGACACCTAACCTGCCATGAAATAATAGTATAAAGAATAAAGAAAACCCGGAGTATAATAAACTCCGGGCCACGAGTTACTAACGTAAATGAGAGTAACCTTTCACCTCATAAGCATAAGCGGGCGAAGGATAATCCCTGAGCAATTTCTTATACTTACGGACACTGATTTTCTCACGCTCTGCAAAATAAGCATCTTTTCTCCAGATACCAGGCACAGCGTCCGAGCCCGAATAGCCTTCATCCCATACTGCGAGCATCTCGCCTTCAGGATCAATCAAGGCATACAATCGCTGCGGGTTACCGTTGCGATCATTGTCAGCGCAGAAGTGACGGATAGTGACCACGGGAGGTCTCCCTTTGGGACCCTTAGAGTATAGGCCACAGGAACCGGCAACCAGACCGGATGGTGGCCGGTTCAGGAACTGGCTGGATCTGGCTGGTCGGATCGGGCCAGGCCATGCTAGGATTGCTTCAACCGCAAGGAACCACCTTGAGAGCCTGAACCACAAACTAACGAACGCGGGGGCGTGATGACATAAAACTGGTCACCTACCCTGCAAGTTAATAATACTATAAAAAACTAAAAAAACAAGTTAGTTATAAAAACCATTTTTTTCGTTTCGACATTGCAGCCAACGACCCATAGCACGTCCACAATCCCGAAACGAAAAAAACAGAAACTATAAAAAACCCCCGGCACTTGCCAGGGGTAAGATACTGATTTGTTTGCCCGGTCAACTGAGCTTCTCGGGAACATTCACCATCGTAAGGTGATGCTTTGCCCTGGTAACTTGCACATAGCAGAGGTTATCTTCCTGGGTCAACTCCCAATCCTTTCGTGCCCACTTACTGGGAGAATAGTTGTTCATGCCGAGCGCGAACACTCGCTGCCATTCTCTACCCTTAGACTTGTGGATTGTGCTAAGGGTCAGCACTTTCTGCTGGCCCTCAGTATCACCGAACAGGGCACGAATCTTCTCCACCAGAGTAGAGATAGGATCCTCAAACTTACACTCTGAGATAAACACCATCAGAGTTTCTGCCTGATCTTCGATAACCTGACAACGAGAATCGTTACCCTTTTCTTTATGCTTATTGATTTCTTTATCCTTCCATTCTTCCAACTTATCTAAAAGTTGGGCCACAGTCTTAATTTTCCACCGTTGGGCAAGTTTAACCAAACCCTCACCAATCGCCCGACCCTCTACACGACAGGGGATAGAACGGCGAATCAGGCTATACGCCAGCTCGACAAGTGGTTTGGTATTGCGACAGATAATCGCATCATCTTGCGATGCCAACTTATAAACATCTTGCAACTCGCAAGAGTCTACGATACCCTCAGGGGCAGAATCAGCAGCCTCGATGTGATCGACCCACTGATTTGCCACTTCGACAACATTCTTGGGGCAGCGGAATGTGATGCTGAGAGGCATCGTAACTGCCTTAAAATCTTCCCGAATGTTATCGAGAGCCTGATGATCTGCACCAGTGAAGCCATAAATGGCCTGGTGGGGATCGCCCACTGCAACTAGCCTACCGTTAGGCTTGAGCATCATCTTAACCAGTGCGCGACGAGTCGCATTAGTATCTTGCGCTTCATCGAGGAAGACATTATCGTATTGCCAAATCTTCAGCCGATTAAGAATCGGCAGATAAATCATGTCTGCGAAGTCTACAACATTCCGCAGCTGATTGCTACAGTTAAGAAGATACTGAGAGGCATCAATCGCCGTCTCAGTAGAAACATTGTCGGGGAGATTCTCCCACAGATTATAATGATCGAACATTCTAATCCATGAATCTTTATCATTCTCGGCGCAAGCCGCGATACCGACCTCCTTTGCCATTGCGACGGAAGATGTAACGAACCCCTGAAGATTCGCATACTCTCCATTAAACTCTTCCCGCGCAAGATTGCGCAGTTTGTTACCATCAACCTTGACTCGACTGATGGCGCGACGGATAGCACCAAACCCGAACGAATGAACTGTTCCCACCTTAACCCGATCGCCAAGATTCTTAGGTTGAATCTTGTAGTCAATCTCACTGGAGATTGATTTGTTAAATGCACAGAACGCAACAGAACCTTTAGTCTGCTGCAACATCTCAATCAACGTCGAAGTCTTACCAGCCCCTGCAACGGCTTCCAGCACGATCGAATCGTGGCCGGAGGCAACGGCGGCAACGGCGGCGGTCTGCTGGGGGGAGAGAGCGATCATGGTAGGGGTTTCCCTGACGACTCCCTAAGTGTAGCAGGTTGGCGGCGGCCTGACAAGCGGCCTGGAGATACTGACAAGAACTAAACGTAACTTATGATTGATTGTTTATATTTTTATAAACATGCAGGGTAGGTGACTTGTTTTATGTAACCGCGCCGCCCGCGCTAGGTTGGTTGCTGATGTAAGCATAGGACGGCGGGGAGCCGTTGCCGACTCCCCAGGTGACACTTAATCAGCTGTCACACTCTCCACCATTTCTTGGATGACTTCATCATCATAAACACCATAAAGCTGGTCCATAACATCTTCCTCTCCCATGTGAGAAAGATTTTCTACAATAGTATCATAAACAAACTGTTCAAGGCACTTGGTATCCATGTCATTAACACACCTTTCAGCATAGGCTTCAACCAGTTGATTGAGTTGGTCAGTAGTAAGAGCCATGATGATTTAAGCGAGGGTGATTATCGCCAGGGCAACGTGCTCCCGACGACTCCCATAGAATACCAGCACCCCCACCCCCAGGTCAACCCACCGACCCATAAGCACTGCTAATCACCGGAATCCCCCAGAGGATGCTAGAATGACTCCAGACAAAGAAAGAAGAACGCAGGGGCGTGATGACATAAAACTGGTCATCTACCCTGCAAGTTAATAATGTTATAAAGAATAAAAAAAAAGATAAGGCCTGGAGTATAATAAACTCCAGGCCACAAGTTACTATAACTTACCCCCCGCAAAGTTGACGCTGGACGCTACCACTAGCCTGCCGATGTAGGGATACACTATTGCCAGCACAAGCACCGGCCATTGCACCACTACCAGAGGCAAATGTTCGGATAGACTTAGCTCGTCCCCATCGACGTTTGGATACCTCACCCTCAACAAGTTGCTTATGTTCATGCACCCTATTCGTTTCCCGCTTCATCTCACTCAACCGACGGCGAACTTCAGCCGCAAAAGTTACCTTGAAGGCCTCAAGAAACTTTCGGGAAGGCATAACAGAATCAGTCAGTTCTGCCAGGATCTTCTCACCTTCATAGGCTTTATTGGCCTCATTATGCATACAATCACAGATAAACTCAGAATAGAGTTTGACCTGAATCTGCTGAGCCTCAGATCCAATAACACGCACTTCATTTGCACTGTTTTTATAGTACAACTGTGCATCATAAAAGTATGCCACAGCCTCCCAAATGAGTTTGTTATACGATCTCACGCGACCTGAGGCAACAACCTCATCAAGAATTTGGGGGGTAAGATCATCCAAACTCACGCCATACTTTGCGCAGAGCTTGTCAATCATCGCAGCAGCATTAGCTGCCTCACCTTCAAAGGTCGATGAATCTTTGAGATTCATCATCGCCTGAATCTTGTCGAGAACTGCCTGACGGTCCATTGTGGTGTCGGTTGGTTGACTTGCTCAGTATAGGCCCCAGGAACCGGCAACAGGGCCGGATGGTGGCCGGTTCAGGAACTGGCTGGATCTGGCTGGTAGGATCGGGCCAGGCCATGCTAGGATTCTATCAGCAGCCAAGGAGGAACCTTGAAGGCCTGATCTAAAATCTAACTAACGCAGGGGCGTGATGACATAAAACTAGTCACCTACCCTGCAAACATAAAA